TATCAGAGTCGCTATGTCTCAGGAGAAAGTCTACAGATACACTCATTCTAATGAAGTCTCAATTATACTATATGTATGATATATGTATTAGTATACGATACATTTTATTTTAATGTCATATTGCTAGACTTTCTGGCTAATTCGTTTAAAATGTGTATAGTTTATACATAGTTTTTTTTTATTAATTGCTGTAGAGTAGAATTCCGTTGTCCTTCTTCCACTCTACTTGCATCTCGTCGGGTCCAGAGCCATAGTCATCCTCTGGAAGTCTTGTACTATGATTCATAACACCTTCAGTGTATGCTACATCAACAGCTACACCATCACGTATTTTAATCTCCTTTAGACTTACGTTGTGTGTTATATCAAGGAAGTTTATGTTTTGAGGAATGATGATTCGTTCAAAATCATTATATCCCAAATACACATCAGTAAGATTCGGAAGGTTCATACCAGTCAAGTCGAAAGAGCCTGTAAGATTCATTTCGGTCAAATCGATAGTGTCTACATCTTCAACGTTTTTACATTCAGTGTGAGACAGAATAAACTCTTCTTTAATAGCCATATGTAATATAGTATATGTATTATGTATACATTTTTACATATATGTCAATTTTTGTATGTGAAATAATAAAGTTATTACCTACTGATTAAAAAGATATGGCGTCTACCTTCTCACAGAATATAGATCAAAAGTATTGCTATAACGAGTTTTGCAGTGATTGTGGTAGCGGCGATGATGGAGGTATACAGTTATGTGATTGTGATGGAGATAATTGTCTTTCCGAGACTTTACCTACACAAAGAAATCCCGATGATTGTAGTACTCGTACTGGTGTCTGTCAAGCTGGAGCTCAAAATGAAACCGGAGCTCACGACACAGCGGCTTGTCCGCCAGGTAAATGGGCGTGCAGTAAGTACGATAGATATCACTCTACGAAAGATGCAGTAGTATGTACCGACCCAGATCCCGGACAATGTGCATTAATATGTGATAATAATCAAAATTGTATATCATCCCCCACGGCTGAATTCACTGAAAATACTTTAGATATATGCACTTTCAACAATAGTGCCGAAATCGTATGTACATACGATGCTAGCAAATTTGATGCGATAGGTTATGTAGATTCTTGGAATCAAGCGTTCTCATCGTCAAAGTATCAAGACGAAGCAACAGATAATTTAAATAAAAATATATACCCAAACGTATGCGGAAAGACGGCAAGTTCTGTAGGTGTTGACGATGACGGAAACGATTACTCAATTTATTGCCCTGAAGACCCAGAAACGGGACAACTTATGACTGACTGTTCTCGGTTTGTATTAAAAGATGACCCTCTTGGATACGGAGATGCTTGTCGAAATTGGTGTGATAATAATTCTGATATATGTAGTTCTACGATAAGTAATTATTGTATCGATAAAAATACTCCAGATTGTGCATGTGTAAGTAGAAGCAACGACGATACATACAAAAAGTTAATAAATGCTGGATTACAAGGTACAAATGCTTCATGTTGGTGGTTACCTTGCACTGGAGATTTATACAGTCCTTATTTGAAAACTGCAGATCTTCAACCGTGTGAAGTAACCGACATATGTCAATCAGTTACCAACGTTTTAAATGGTTTAGGCGGTACTGTAAATATAGGAGACACTTCTTCTGTAATAAATTGCGGAAATGGTCAAGACGATCCAAACGATACAGACGATCCAGGAGGTGAAGATGATGGGATAAATTCAATAATAATTATTATCATAGCAATTGGTATAATAGTATCTGCCATAGTATTTTTCGTATTTATACTGTATCCTCTATTCAAAAAATCTGGGTCTAAAGAGTAAAGACTATTTGATTGAAAATAGAAACTATATGTATAGTTTTTTTTTTATTTTGTGTTTCCTTGCTTATTATCTAGATGGATTGCGATCTAAAAGGATTGCGATCCAGATTCACAGCTGCAAAGCTTAGCAAGATAGCTACATTACTATCATTAATATCACTAATATTATTATGTGATAAATTCACAAGTCGCAGCTTCTTCAATCTAACTAGAGGAGAAACATTCCTTACATAGTTATGCGAGACATCTAAGTCAGTAAGGTTCCTCAGTGAAGAAAGATGAGAAATGTCTTCTAAATTGTTGTGAGAAATATCTAGATGAGTAATTAAAGTCAAACGAGAAATACCTGAAATATCCCTCAGATTATTACAGTAAAGGCGTAAATCTCTCAACTTTTTCATACCAGCTAGTTCTTTTACACTTTCTAACTTATTGTTATCAATATGTAATTTCCTCAAGTCTAGTCCTTCCAAACTGGAGATACTATCAAGAGAGTTTCCAGAGAGACTTAACTCTTTCAAGTTCTTTATGCCTGACAAGATAGAAATATCCTCCAAGAACATATATCTAACATCCAGTTCCTTCAATGAGTAAATGTTCTCACATTCAGTTCTGCGCTGAATCTCAAATTCAGAAAGGTTAACCATAGTAATGCTCATTTTGTATAAGTAGTAAGTAGTAAGTAGTAATAACAAGTGTGTATATCAGAGCAATAAAGATAAAAATGTCATTTTCTTGCAACACGTACACGAAGAATACGTTTTAATATGATGTTTAGAAACGTATAACAACTTTTAGTCAAAACCGACAAATAAAACAAAACTTAAGAGTGAAAGCATAATTCTGATATAATGCAGAACTTTGATGACTCCCTCGATATTTTTCCTTACACAACTCTGCACTTAGACGAAAATATAAAGGTTTTGTATGAATTCTGTCTATACATACTAAAAGTCACAGTTTTTCTCTTAATTTATAACTCAACACATACTGCATAAGTTGCAATATAACGTAAGAATCTATAAAATAAATATTGTAAATATTTATTGTTTAACAGTTAGTATAGCCTGGAGGAACATACGGCTCTTCAGGTATTATTTTCTTTAATTGTTCAATGAAGAATTTCAATCCTGGATACAGTACTTCGTTCCAATATTTCTCATTGAAATATATTCTTTCTAAATACACCTTAGAATCAAATGTAGAATATACGATGTAATCGCACCACTCTTTATTCATGACTGCCATATTTCCAATCATCTGATCATAATGAGAATCCCAAATATGTTTGTGGTAATACTTATCGTACGTAATTCCCGATTGGCTCTTTTCCAATAAAGGTCTATACATTCTTTTAGGACATTTGATTTCGATAATTCCATTTTGGCCTATCACTTCACCATCTACGGAAGATCCCATATATTTGTTCCATTTAGGAATAGCGATTCCTCTTTCTATTACTTTGCAATTCTTAGATTTTTCGTACCAATCTCTAGCAATTGGTTCAGTCTCTCGTCCATGTCTCATATTTGATAATGACTCGTCCGAAAAAGTCTTAGCGTAAAACCCAGCAACGATTTTCATTGTTTCTTGTGGTGTGGAGAAATTGGAATGGTTGATAGCAGCCCCATAATTAGAGCCTGTTATTCTATATTTTCTTGTATCGAACCATTCTTTGGAAGCTTGTTCGTGATTGCTAATCCAATATGTATCATATTCTTCCCAATTATTATCCATTTTAGTGAAATCTTTACTGAATGAGAAAAAGAATATAATAATAGTCAATATGATATAGATGAAAAATGGTGTGACTCTCACAATCATTTTATTACACTCTTAAATGGCTGAAGTTAGAAGAAGATATGAGAAAAAACGAAATGTATTTTCCGGAGACGATGATCCACTTTCTTGTATAAATATAGGAAATACGAATTGTTCTGAAGTAAACGATAATAAACAAAAAAGAAATAGAAGACTCTTGGAAAACAACAAGGAAAGACTTATGAACAATCTACCGGAATTATCTATAAACGCTCTAAAAATCACAACTTGGAGCACGGAAGATATAATTCGAGAATCTGTAGTGGAAATTACAAAGGAAGAAGATTATGGAGAAGGAACCGTTAATGATCCAGCTATGGGCACAGTAGATAAAGATACTGCTTGTCATACATGTAATGAGAGTATATGTACTGGACATTGGGGGTATATTAGACTCAATTATCCTGTTATAAATCCTGGAATGTTATCTTCTTTGGAGAAAATGTTAAACTCAATTTGCCATTCGTGTGGAAAATTGCTTCTTTCTCCTAAAGATATTCAGGAGCTTAAACTTTATATGTATCAACCTGTCGATAAATTCAAAGTATTAGCTGAAAAATCAAAAGTGATAAAATCTTGTTCTAATTGTAACGCGCAAAAATATACATACAGTTCACAACAAAAGTCTGAAACCAACAAAGATAATGAAAATGCTATATTTCAAGTAGTTGGAAAAACGAAAAAGCTTATTAGTCCGGGCGCAATTCTAGAAATTCTTAAAGCATTTGAAACAGACAGTGAAACGGGTGGCTACTCTATCGAACCAAGTCTTATCGGATTCGTTCTAAACGATAGCAAGACTGGATACTATTCAAAACCCTCCAATTGGATTATAGAAGTGCTTCCTGTTATGCCTTTGGCTAGTAGGCCTCCCATGGAAGTAAACGGTCGAATGGGTATGGATAACATTACTAGAGTATACAATCAAATCGTAAGACTTAACAATCAATTGAGAACCGTGAGAGACAATTCAGTATTTGCCGATTCTTTGAAACTTACAAGTAAAGAGCGTTATACTTACAATCAAATGAAGTTTTCCATAGTTCATTTGATAACAAATACAGACGGTAAAATGCAACAACCTGCTAAATTTCAATGTTTGACCACAAGATTGAAAGGTAAGGATGGAATTGTTAGAAAACAAATTATGGGAAAGAGAACCAATCAAAACGCCAGAACGGTTGCTAACCCGGAACCTAGTTTGGAATTCGGAGAGGTTCTTATACCGAAATCCATAGCAAAAGTTTTAACATATCCGGAGAAAGTAAATCAGATAAACATATCGTATTTACAAAAATTATTAGAAGAAGGAAAGATTGCGAAAATAATTGCCAGTGGTGGAAGATACGAGGGAAAAACGTTTAGTGTAAATAAAAATTTCATAGAAAATCATAGACTTCAAATCGGAGATGTGTGTCATAGACAGTTACAGAATGGAGATTATGTTTTACTTAACAGACAGCCTACTCTTCAACGACAAGGAATGATTGGATCTAAAGTTGTTATAAGCGACACGGAAGACGTAAAAGTGGTAGGTATTCATCTATCCTCCACCACCGGTTTGAATGCTGATTTCGACGGAGATGAAGTCAATATTCACGTTCCTCAAACGATAGGTTCCATTGCTGAAACTAGAACTATAGCAAATGCTAGACAATGTATTATGCACGAATCAAACAACAGATCCGTTGCAGGTTTAGTATTCGATGCTTTAGTATCAGCTACAAAATTGACGGCAGATGGCAATATGGTTACAGAAACACAATTCTTCGATATGTTAAATGCTGCTTATCCAAACAAACCATTTGACCTCCAAAACCACAAGAGAAAAGTGAAACAATACAACATTCCTATGTATAGTGGCAAGTCCATGTTTAGTGTGTTGTTACCTAGAGAATTCTATTATAGAAAAGGCTCTGTGGTAATTCAAGATGGCATACTTGTAAATGGTCAAATAACTAAAGATCATATTGGAAATTCTCCAGGAAGTATAGTGCAGGCAATGTTTCACTGGTCTAACGATAATGAACTAGTGGCCGATTTTATTACAGCGGCCTCTTTTATGTTAGTTCATTACATGACTATAAACCCCGCAACTATAGGTTTGGGTGATTGTTTTCCTCGAGATCCTGAAAGTCACGAAAGAATGGTTAATTCTGAAATCGTGAAAATGAAAATGGCAGTAGCAGCATTGAGCAGTACTAAATCAACTACAAAAGCTGAAAGCGATAGAGTAGAATCTGAGATCATTGCACGTATTTCAGAACCTTCAAATAAAATTGCAGTAAAGATCAGAAATGAGCTAGATAGAAACAACGCTTTTAACATTTCAGTATTCTCTGGTGCTAAAGGATCCAATTTCAACATTCAACAAGTTATGGGTCTTCTTGGTCAACAATTGTTTTATGGTAAAAGACCTTTATGGAATTCTCCATATTTTCAAGAAGGTGATAAGAGTCCTGAAGCTAGAGGCTTTATTGGAAGCTCTTTCTTGAAAGGTCTCGATCCAGAAGAATTTCTCTTTCACGTGGCAGCTTCTAGAATTGGTATTTTAGATACAGTCACTAAGGTGTCTAGTTCTGGAGAAGTTCAGAGAAACATTATGAGATTCTTAGAGAGTATTGTAGTGCAAGATAACGGAACCGTGACATCCGCAGATGGTTCGATTGTTCAGTTCTTATATGGAAACGATGGCTACAATTCAGCTCATCTTATTCGTCAACAAACATCTATAGGAAAGCTGACGTCTTTCATAGATATGAACAATACTGTATTGGAATTGAACGCTATGTATGGATACGCTTAAGTATCTTTAATAAAAAACAACATATAGTAATATGTTTTTATTGAATTGTAAGAAGAAATCATTTATAAACAATATATACATAGTACATGTTGTATCATTAGAAATCATTTATAAACGATATATACATAGTACATGTTGTATCATTAGAAATCATTTATAAACGATATATACATAGTACATATT